GACGAGTGGATCCTACCCGCCGACACGACGGCGGGGATCATGTGGAGGTTCCGGTACCGGGCCGCGTCAGCTTCCGCCTACAAATGGGAATTCATCGGGGGGCCGTGGCAGACGACGATCGTGGCGACATCGGAAGGTGCGCTGGCTACGGCCGCTTGGCACGATCTCACGACACCGGGACCGCAGATCACAGTTGCGAGGGCGGGCGAGTATCTCGTCTCCGCGTCCGCGTCGATCCAATCGGCCATCGCCGCCGCAAGCTTGTACATCGGTGTGGTGCTGGGGGCTTCAAGCACGAACCCAGGCACAGCCCAGGGGGGCATGACCATTTCGACCGCCAATTTCCTGGGGACGCTTGCGATATCTCCACAGACCTACCTTGCCGTAACAGCAGGAGGTCTTCTCAAGGTGCGCTACTTCACGACAGCGGGCGGGGCGGGGCAGAACTGGTCCGCCCGCAACCTCGCTGTTCTCCCGATCCGCGTCTCTTAGTCCACAACGCAAGGAGGAACACATGGCCGAGACGAAGGCCACGTCTGCATCGTCCTCGTCGTCCACCGAGGAGGAGCCGAAACTCACGCTCCCGATCGGGCACCCGCAGGCCGGGTACGTCAGCCCCGACCTGTCCTACTCGGAGGGCACGGGCATCCTCCCCGACGACGAGAAGAAGGAGCGCGAGGAGCGCCAGAAGGCGTACGACGAGGAAGTGAAGGCGGTCGCGGACGCGGAGCACAAGGCCGCGAAGGCGGAGCAGGACGCGAAGGCGAAAGAGGCGGCGGAAGCCGCGAAGGCCTCGGCGTAACGGCACACCGCCGAGCGAAGGGCGCGGCCCGAGCGAAACCCATACCCCTGGGTTCCCTCGTAGCCAGCTTGGGCCGCGCCCCGGTCCATAAAACCGCGGTTTTATGACCCTCCCTGGAGGTTGCATGACCGACTGGTACGAGCACGCCTACCGGGGCGGCGGTCCCGTCAAGGTCCCGTTCCCGAGACCTTGCTATCCCCCGGACGCATCGAAGCAGGGCAAGAAGCCGAGCGCGGACGGCCCCGACGTGATCGCCTATAAGCGCGCGCTCTGCCGCGCGGGCCGCTGGGGGATGTGGGACCCCGACCAGTGGGACGACTCGTTCTCGAACAACTTCGCGCACGGCTGCGGGCCGAACGTGAAGGACTCCGGTGTGGCGGGGTTCCAGCGTCAGCAGGACATCGATGACACCGGCTGGTTGGGCAAGAAGACGTTCGACAACATGCGCTACGCGCTGATCAGCGACCCGGACTCGCCGCACTACCTCGACCCGATCTTCGACAGCGTCTGCGTCAACCTCCTGAACGAGGCGTACGACATGTTCGAAGGCCACGAGCCGGACACGAGCACAGGCACGCTTCGGCAGCAGGCGTTGGAGAAGGCGATCACGCAGATCGGCGTGAAGGAGTCGCCGCCGAACAGCAATCAATGCAAGTACACGAGTTGGTATGGGATGGTCGGGCCGTGGTGCATGATGTTCGCTACCTGGGCGTTCGAGACGTCCGGTAACTCGCCCGCGTTCATCCAGGGTCAGCGCTACAGCTACGTGCCTTTCTGCGTCTCCGACGCGAGGCTCGGCTACTACAACTTGCGGACGGTCGATTCTGACGACGTCATTCCCGGCGACTTGGTCTGTTACGACTGGGGCTGGGACGGCGAGTACGACCACGTCGGGATCTTCGAGGCGTGGCAGGGCGCGAACTTCACCGCGATCGAGGGCAACACCTCTACGAGCAGCGACAGCGACGGGGGTGAAGTGATGCGCCGCACGCGCAATCCGGGCTCTCAGGGCACGGTCTTCATCAGGGTGGGTGAGCCATGACCAGAGGCGAGATGGTCGACCGCATCAAGTACCAGCTCGGGCTCCAGGAGATCGTGTTCGACGAGACGACGCGGATCAACCAGGAGATCTACCGGGGCACGCTCGACATGCTGGCGCGCACCCGCTGCGTCGTCCGCTGCGTGAACCTGAGGACGACCGCGGACGTCGACACCTACATCCTCGACCACGGCATTCTTGCGCTCGTCGATGTCGAGGACGGCGCGAGGCGGAGGGCCCGCCGCGACGAGGTGACGAGCAGCCCGACGTTCACGCTCATCCGCTCGGATGTCCTGCGGCTCGACCCAATCCCGAGCGAGGACGGAAGCGTCCAAGTGTGGGCGGTGCTGAGGCCCCAGCAGATGACCGACGACGGCGACAGCCTCGGGGACGAGGCGCACGGTGCGATCCCTGACGAGTACCAGGATGCGATCGAGACGTATGCGTGCTGGCGGCTCGCCGCCTACTCGCAGGATCAGACCTCCACCTTCGGTGAGCGGTTCCGGATCCAGTACGAGGGCCAGGATGGGCGCACCGGCAGGCTGTTCCAGATCCGCCAGCAGGTGAACAAGCGCGGCACCGCCCGCGCCCCGAACCGTCGCGTCACGCTCCCCGCCTCCGCCTCCAGGGGCGTCTGGGTTGGCTAGCCCCACGTCGCTGCTGCAAGGCTCTCGCGCGTTCGCGCGCGACTTTCCGCGTGACCAGATGCCGCAGGGCTACCTGTGGGACGTTACCGACTATGTGCCGACCCTGATCGACGCAAGCCTCACGGGGAGAGGCGGCTGGATCTGGGGCTCCGCCGCGATGGGCGGCGACGGGGAGGCGGGCCTGCTCGCCCCGTACACCTCCGGCGACAGGCTGCTCGTGCAGACCACGAACGGCCACCTGTACGACGTGAACCTGTCGACGCAGGCGGTCACCGACGTGGGCGCGATCCCGCGTGCAGTCCAGAACCCGATCCAGCTCCGCGACAACGTCATCCATTTCGACGCCTCCCAGGCGAGCGTGCCGAAGATCATCACCGCCACGTCGAGCGGAGTGAACCCCATTGGGAGCATGAACGCGAACGCCCCCAAGTCGAAAGTGGGCGTCGTCTACAAGGGCTACGTCGTCTCCGGGAACCAGCCGGGGGAGGCGGACACGCTCCGGTTCTCGAAGCCCGACCCGACGGTCGCGTACGACACGAACTCGTTCTGGCGTATGAACGGCACCGTGTCCGCGCTGGCGGCGCTGCGCTCCGCGATCATCGTGTTCCATCCGGGCTCGGTGGAGCGTCTGCGCGGCTCCACCCCCCCGGTGACCGGGAGCCCGGAGGGCGACCTGCTGCAGGAGCCGCTGTTCGACCGGGTCGGCTGCACGGAGCCGCGCACGGTCGCCTACTGGCAGGACAACGTGGTGTTTGCGGACGAGCACGGCGTGCATGTCACCGACGGCGCGACGATCCGCAACCTTGTCTCACAGGGGAGCTTGCTCCGCTACTGGCGTCTCCTGTGGGGGACGAGGCTGAGCGTGTGCGCGATCGCGTTCCTCGACTACTACGTCATCTCGCTGATTACCAACGGGACGGTGAACCTTCGAACCGAGTCGGTTGAGCCGCTCGCCGCTCCTTCCAGCGTCACGCTGATCTGCGACATGAACAAGCGGCAGTGGTTCAAGTTCTCGAACGTCTACCCGCTCGCCTACTTCGCCTCCTCCGGCTCCACCGGCATGGAGCGCGTGTGGGGGGGCATGTCGGGGACGAACCGTCTCGGCTCGATCGGCCCCTGTTTCTTCCCCGCGTTCACGACCAGTGTGATCGCCGACGCGGACGGCAACCCGGTGCTCCCGAGCTTCGACACTCCCTGGTTCCGGCTGGGCGAGGAGGGGCGCAAGCGGACACGGTTCGCCTACCTCTCCTATGACATTCGCAGCACCGGCCCCGCCGACACGGCACCGTTGCTCGACCTCTCCTACATCATCAACCCGCAGGACACCTCGTACACGGCGATCGGCTCGCTCCCGCCCTCCGACGCCTCGAACGGCTACACGCGCTACCGGCTCCCCTTGGGGAGGCTCCCGTACGGGATCGCGTTCCGCGCCAGGCTCACCCGCCCGAGCACGGCGGTGCGCGTGTTCGACTTGGCGCTCGACCAGGCGCGCGTCGACCGCGGGATCATCTAGATGGGCCGCATCCGGGGCATGCTCGCTCGCGGGCTGTTTGGCCTGCTCGCCACCGCCATGGCGACGGACGAGCTTCGCTCCGCCGGGGGCAGGCTCGGCCCTACCGACGACCGGCCGCTCACCGATCAGGAGTTCCAGCTTCTGCAGCGGCTCCTCTCCGACCCGTTCTCGATCCCGCAGCCGTTCAAGTCGTGGCTCGTCTCCTACCTGGAGGCGAGCGACATGAACCTCCCGATCAGTGCGGTGGCGGGGCTCACCGACATCCTTGGGGTCGCGGGGATCGGCGGCGGCACGCTGGGGATCCTCCCCGCGGGGATCATCATGCCGTTCGGTGCTTCGACGCCTCCGTCGGGGGCGCTCATGTGCGACGGTCTCGCTTACTCGACAGCCACGCAGCAGCGCTTGTTCAACGCGATCGGCTACACGTACGGCGGCAGCGGCGCGACCTTCAACGTCCCAGACCTTCGAGGTCGCGCCCCGGTCGGGCGCGGCACGCACGCGACGGTGGGGACGCTCGGCAACAACGAGGGGCAGCCCGTTGGCGTGAGACGGCCGCAGCACGGACACACGGTGAGAGACAGCGGGCACGCGCACAGCCCGTCCCTGGCTGGCTACGACTTCTTCGTCGGTACGGGCAGCGGCCCGCAGGGCATCCAGAACGGTGGCCGGACCGGTAACTCGACCGGCACCACCTCGACCAATGCCACCGGGATCGGAGTCGGACAGGCCGCTGATCCCGCGACTGACGCACCGCCCTACCTGACCCTCAACTTCATCATCATCGCCTGAAGGGGGGCGCATGGCCACCACGTTCTCCCAGTTGGGAGCCTTCGGGATCAACAGCCTGAAGCCCGTCCCGAAGAAGAAGAAGCCAACGGTGCTCCTGTCGCACCCGGCGACCGGCCCGCAGGCGCTCGGCGATGTGCCGACCTCGTGGACGATGCCGAAGTCCTCGCTTCCGCCTATCACCGCCCCGACCGGGACAAGCCCCATCAGCGTGGGCAACACTGGCAGCTCCCCTGGCGGCGGCGGCGGCGGCTGGAGCCCCGGCGACATCAACAGCTACGTCGGCGAGATCGAGGGCGACCCCACCTACAAGCAGGCGCTCGCCAACTTCAACCTCGCCCTGCAGACGGGCCGCAACAGTCTCCGCGACCAGATCCGGAGCGCGGTAATCCAGGGCGGCTGGGACATCACCGGCAACCTGACCGGCAACCTCGCCCAGTACGCGGGAGACCTCGACGCCGCCACGAAGGCTGCGGCAGCCTCGAACCAGTTGAGTCAGCGCGCCCAGTTGCAGCAGCAGCTCGACCGTGGCAACAGCGCCCTCGACTATCAGCTCGCCGCTCGCGGCGCGTACGCGTCCGGCGAGAACCCTGTCCGCAGAGGGCTCCTACAGGAGCAGTACCAGCTCGCCACCAACCAGGGGATGAACGACCTGATCAACGCGATCCGCGGCGGCGTCTCCAGCTACGCGGACTTCCAGGCGAACCAGCAGGGCCAGCTTCAGCAGACCCGGGTCGCGGTCGCAGACCGCCTCGCCCAGCTTCAGGCTCAGCGCGAACTCGCCGCCGCGTACGCGTCAGCCGCAAGCCAGCCCACCTACGAGGGCCCCGTCGCCGGGGTTGACTGGAACCCGAACGCTCCCGCTGTCTCGGACTGGTTCGCCCCGCTCGGGAACCTGTCGCTCGCCGACATGCAGCGTGTCGCCATTGCGGGGCCGGGGGCGCAGAACGTCCCGAAGGCCGCCCCGTCTCGCTACTACACGACCCAGGCGCAAGCGCGAGCTGCGGCGGGCGGTCGTCCGATCAAGTTCACGTCCGGCCGCGGCTACTACGTCGGCTAGGAGGGGGTGAGGGAGATGCCAGGGATCCTCGGCCAGTATCCGAGCCCGGTCCCCACGTACACGGCCTACGACCCGGGGATCGCGCCGTACAACCCCTCCGCGGGCGGGATCTTCGACTACGCGCCGAAGCCGAAAAAGCCGACGAGGAAGCCGACCGCGAGGAAGGGCGTGGCCCCGCTCTCCTACGCGGGTCTCCTCGGCACCTTGCAGTCGTACCTGCAGACCCCCGCGCAGCAGCGCGCCCAGGCGCTCGCAGACGTGCGCGCTCAGATCAACGAGGGGCTCGTGGCGCTGCGATCCGACCGCGACGACATGCTGCGCCAGCAGCTCGCCCAGTCGAACCGCGCCCAGGGGTTCGCAAGCGCGATCGCCAACATGACCGCGGCCGACCCTTCGACGATCAAGGGCTACTACTCGGACGCTGCGGGCAGGATCGGCGCGTACGGCACCGGGCTCACCGGGGCTGTCGCCGCAGCGCAGCAAGGCAATGTGGACGCAGCGCAGGCGGCGTCGAGCGGCGCGACCGGCGGGCTCGGCCACGTCGAGTCGTACGACGTCGGCGGGCTCCGCAACATCGCGCAGCTCACCGGGGTGACGCAGCCCGCCACCACCCTGGAGGAGGAGGCGGCGAACGCCGCCACCGCCGCCGTGTTCGGACGCCAGGCGCAGGCCGGTCAGATCGAGAACATCGCGCAGGAGTACCTCGGCAAGATGGACGAGACGAGGCGCAGCTACATGTCCGACGCCGCGAAGCTGCAGGCGACCCGCGGCAAGCTGTTCCAGGACGCGATCGAAGCGGCGCGCACCGGCAACACGAACGTGATGAACTCGCTGATCCAGGCCCGCTACTTGGGTGCGTCGATCGGGCAGATGACCGGCATCGATCCGCTCACCGGTAAGCCCACTTACCAGGCGACGAACGATGCGGCGAACCGCGCTGCGGACGTCGCGCACGATAAGGCGGTTAACCAGGGGAAGACCGAGGACGAGGCGCGAGCGGACGCGAAGGCCGCGGCGGCCAGGCACGCGGCTGCGGTGAAGGAGCGCAGTGACGCCTGGGCCGCAGCCCCGGATGCGATGGACAGGACGATCGGGAGCATGATCAAGACGGTGAAGGTCAAGACCCCAGGGAAGTTCGGGGCGAGCGGCGGGACGACCACGAAGACCGTCAAGCCCACCTACGCGCAGGCGCGTAAGAAGCTGGAAGTGCTCTACCAGGGTCTGCTCCGCTACGCGGACGCCTCTGGCCGCACCGCGCTCAAGCAGAAGCTGGACGCGATGATCGACCAAGTGCTCGCCGCCAACGGGATCACCCCGAAAGCTGCGCCAGACGTCCCCGGAGCCGCCACAGGCGGTGGTGGCCCGGTGTGGGTGCCGCCCGGTGGCTGGACGCCCGGGATCGGCTCGGCGGGCACCATGACCGGAGGCTACGTGCGCTGATGCCTCGCCGCCGCTCGGTCGTCTTCCTCGACCAGGACCCGCAGCCGAAGCCACGCTCGCTCCTGTACACGCCCCCACCCCCGCCCTCGCAACGGCACGGGGTGGCAGCGGCCGAGCACACGGTCACGAGGCCGACCCGCTCGATCATGCTCAGCCCGCCACCCCCGCCACCCCGGGGCCCCTTGACGCGCAAGCAGAAGATCGACCGGATCGTCACCGCCTCGATCTGGGGGAACTACGAGGGGCGACGCCTGAAGCCGGGGGAGAAGAGCGTGCACGCCGACGAGCTGGGCAAGCAGATGGCGGCACTGCACCTCAGCCCCACAGAGATGGAGTACATCAAGAACGCCTCCGCGTCCCGAGGGCAGAAGGCGACCGAGCGCGTGAACGCCGCCGACCGCCACCGGTTCATCCACGAGGATCTCCCGTACCTCGCGCACGCCGCCGACGTTGGGATCACCGGGGGCCTGGTCGGCGACATCAGTCACGGCCGCGCCCTGAGCGCCGGGATCAACGCGGCGCTGTTGTTTCCCGGGTTCCGTGTCGGCCGCGGGATCCTCGCCGGGGCGCGCGCCGCGCGCGCGGGCGCAGAACTGGGCCACGCCGTGGAGGCGGGGCGGTCCGCCTACGAGGCGCGCGGGCTCGTACACAACGCACTGGTCGCACAGCTCCCGAAGGCTCGCAGTCGCATCACCAGGGTCGGGGAGAACATCGCCGACAAGACGAGCATCGCGCTCGAAACGAACCCCAGGTTCGCGGGCATCAAGGACAAGTGGTACGTCCGGCACATGACCGCGGGCGACCGCGTGATGAAGGCGGTGGGACGCCAGCAGCGCATCGACACTGCTCGCCGCTACGCGGCGCTCCGCGACCAGTTCAACGCGATCCACGGGATCAAGAAGGGCAGCGACGAGGACATCGCCAACTTCTGGTACGCGCAGCTCCCGAGTGAGTACCGGAACGTGGAGGGCTTGCAGCGGGTCCGCGACATGCAAGCGTCCGAGCTGCAGAGGATCACGTCGGGGGAGGCGCGCAAGTCGGTCGAGGGACAGATCGCAGCGGTCAAAGCCCAGATGAAGGGGCTGAAGACAATGGAGGAGAAGGCTCCGCTCATGGCGGAGTCAGACGAGCTGAAGCGTCTCCTCGTCGACCTCCCCGCGCGCGAGACGGATCTCGGCGCGAGCCTCCACACGTTCGACCGCCTGCTCGCCGACCCGCCCGCCGTAAACCAGGCCGCGATCGACGCCGCCCACGTCCTCTCCCGCGACCGTGAGCGGATCCTGATCGACGCCGGACGGCTCGACCCGGAGCAGGCCGTCGAGCGGCGCAGGCTCGTGTCACGTTGGCTGGGGATCGGTAAGCCCCTCGACGAGGAGGCTCCCCGCGAGATGCGCTTGGGCGGCGAGGGCGAGAGCGGCTTCTTCAACCAGACCGGCCAATACTTCGACTCGCCCCTGATCAACGAGACGAACCAGAAGCAGAGTCTCGTTCACCGCACCCTGCACGACGCAGACGGAAGCCCGATCGGTTCGATCGTCTACGAGGCGAAACCGAACGCGAAGAAGCTGTACGTCGAGTCGATCTACGTGAAGCCCGAGTACCGGGGCAGCATCGAGGCGCTCAACAAGCTGGTGAAGCCGCTCATCGACGACGGCCGCCCGATCAGGGCCACGTTCGAGAACGCACGTCTCGCACGGCTCGTGGAGAAGCTGGCGAAGCGCGGCGACGAGGGCGCGCGGGGGCTTGCGGCCACGGTCCAGGGCAAGGTCCCCGCGGAGAACTTGACGGCCGAGGCTGCAGCTAAGGCGACGAGCGACGAACGCATCCTGCGGATGTACGGCAAGGGTGAGGCTGGAATTAGCGAAGAGGTCGGCGACGTCGAGGGCTGGCCGAGCTTCGTGGAGCGAAACGCCGACGGCGAACCTCAAGCCGCTCTCAGCTTCCCCCACCTTGGAGACGATCCCTTCCTGGACATCACGATCCATCCCGGCGTGCGGGGACGAGCGCGTTCTCAGGTGGCGAATCGTCTGTTCGGGGCGGCGGAGGACGCAGGGGTCGACATCGCCTCCGCCGTCCATCCGAGCGATCTCAGCGAGGAGGAGAGTCGCCTCGTCGGGAAGTACCTGAACCGCAAGGAGACCCCCGAGCCTGCAGCCGCCGAGGATGTCTCCGTGGATAGGGGCAGCCAGGACCCCGTGTTCATCGGCCATCGTCTCCCCGACCCGACCGGCTACACCGGCTCGTTCATGCCGAGCGGTGGCAAGGGGCTCGGACGCGTTCGCAGCCCGAAGGGCGTGGGCAGCAAGAACAAGCTGGTGCTCGCCAGCACGGGCCGCCTCCGCCAGTCGCTGCACATCGCCGCCGAGGACAGGCATGCCGCGCAGGCGTTCGAGCAGGCGAACATCGACCGCGCGAATCTCGCCGCGGGTGGCACCGCCTTCGACCCGCTGCGCCCACACATCCCCGAGGATCACGCGCTCGTGAACCCGAAGGGACTCACCGTCCCGGCGCACTGGAAGTCGCACGAGCTGGCGCAGTTCTCCGACACGTACGACGACATCGACAAGGTCCGCGACCAAGCACAGCAGCTCGTCGAGGGCTTCTACGCGGGCAACGCGAAAGAGCAGAAGGCGATGATCGAGGCGGCCCGCAACGCGGGCGTCAAGCTCGAAGATCTGCGCGTCATCCCGAAGCGTCACGTCGACCGCTACTACAGCCAGTTCAAGCATGTGAGGCCGCGCGGCAAGGCGGCGAAGGAACTCGACAAGGTCGCCTCCGCGGTCGCCACCTCGATCGTGTTCGCCCGGATCGGCTACGTCCCGAAGAACATCGTCCAGAACCTTGTGATGATGCTCCCCCATCAGGGCGCGTTCTTCCTCAACAACACGATCCGGGCTGCACAGGCTGTCGCCGACCCCGAGCTGCGCCACCTCCTCCAAACCGAGGTGGGACACACGGGCGCGTTCGGGTCGCTCACCGAGGAGGGGATCAAGAAGCTCCCCGGCAGGGCGAGCAACAAGCTGAAAGAGGTGATGGGCAAGGTCGCGGACGACCCGCTCCGCATGTCCGCGTTCATGCACGAGGCCGCCGCCGAAGGCGTGATCTCGAAGGTGAGCCCGATCCTGAACGAGCGGGACCGCGCCTCGCTGATCAAGCTGCTCACCGACCCGAGCGAGCGCGCCCGCCTCAACGACATCCGGCAGCGTTCCGTTGATGCGATGGCGGACTTCACCCGGCTGAACCCCGACCAGATGCGCATCGCCCGCCGTCTCGCCGTCATCCCCTCCTGGCTGGTCGCGGGCACCCGCTACCCGTTCCACTTCGCCGCCACCCACCCGATCCGCTCCGCACTCATGGCGTACGCGGCGATGGGCGAGCCGGGAGCCCCGGACGAGCTGCACTTCAACCAGCCGGTCACCCACTACTTCCACGGCAGCGGCTACCTCCAGGGGATCGACACCCCGTGGGGCAGGCTGCGCACCAGCTCGCTCAGCCCGGTGAGCACCCCCTGGGATCTCGCCCAGGCTGCCGTGCAGACCGTGAAGGGCAAGCAGCCGTTCGACTTCCAGCACGAGACCGCGTTCGACTTCGCGGAGCCCGGGCTCGCCACGGGGGTGCGCATCGCCCAGGGCGAAGGCCTCGGCTCGGTGAAACGCCTCGTCCCCTCCTACACCCTGGCGCGTGACTTGATCAGCCCGCACACGAAGGCGAGCTTCCCGGGCGACAAGACCCGCACCGGCCGGATCCTTCGGGAGACCGGCGTCGTCCCGATCCCGGTCACCGACCCGGAACCCACGAAGGGGCCGATGTCGCCGCACGACGAGGCGGTCGACCTGCTCGCCCGTGGCTCGCGCGCCTTCGGCGGGGAAGCGCCGCCCGAGTACCTCGTGAAGTCGGCGATGTCGAAGGCGGACTACCAGGACCTGGAGAAGAAGGCGAAGGATCAGCTCGCCGTCACGAAGCTCGACGACCGGCAGCGCGCGCTCTTGAAGGCCTCGATCCTGATCGAGTGGCAGCCGCAGTGGGCGAAGGAGCATGACGCCCTGATGCACGCGATCAAGACGGCTGGGGTCGACAGGCTCGATGAGATCGACAATTGGATCGAGCGGCAGCTCCTGTGGAGCACCGACCTGAGCCAGATGTCCGAGGCGGTCAACGACTGGGAGAAACACCATCCCAAGAAGTCGGAGGCTGACGCGACGGTGACGCCGGGGATCGACCGGCTCGTGCAGGGCGCGGCGACCGGCCGGGAAGCCGAGATGCCGGAGCTGTCGCCCTAGATCAGGTAGGCGACACCGGCGATCAAGCCGGGTATCGCCAGCATCCAGAACCAGGGCTGGTCGAGCAGCTCGACCACCGGCTCGCCCAGCGCCTCGCTCGCCTTGCCGAGCCTGCCGCTGCCTCCGACGAGGCCGAGCACGGCGAGGACAGCGACGTACGCGATGAGCGCGGAGCTGACGAGGGCGTCAAGAAGAAGGAGATCACGCATGTCTCCCAGTGTCGGCGGGATCGCTCGCGTTCGAGAGACCCAGATGGAGCATCTTGGCTGACTGGCGCGTGCTCGCCCGCCAGGCAGCCCGGGAGGCCGGGGTCCCGATCCCCGTGTTCACGCGGCTGGTGCGACAGGAGTCGGGCGGCAACCCGAACGCGCTCAGCGGTGCGGGCGCGATCGGCTACACGCAGCTCATGCCCGGGACCGCGGCCGGTCTCGGCGTCGACCCGCACGACCCCTGGCAGAACATGCTCGGCGGGGCTCGCTACCTGCGTCAGCAGCTCGACAAGTTCGGGCGTGTCGACCTCGCGCTCGCCGCCTACAACGCGGGCCCCGGGGCGGTCGAGAAGTACGGGGGCGTCCCGCCGTTCTCCCAGACTCAGAACTATGTGAAGGCGATCACCTCCGGGTTGAACTCGCGCAGCCTCGGCGGCGCGCTCGCTCAGCCGAGCCCCGGCCAGTCGCTCCCGACCACGACCACGGACGCGAGAGCAACCCCGATGACCGGCGTGGCTGACCCGCTCGTCCAGTTCGCGCTCTCCCATCTCGGCGACCTCAAGCAGGACCCCTCGCAGAGCCTGAACGACCTAGTCGCCGCGGTCGCTGCGGGACAGCAGCCGCAACCGCAAGCGGACACGCCCAGCGTCGTCGATCAGCCGACGGTCACACCAACCGCGGGGAACCCAGCCGCGGACGGCTGGCAGAAATACGTGAACCTCGCCGACAACGCGAACCGCGCGGGCGTCTCGATCAACCCCGGGGTGCTCCAGTACGTCGGCCAGATCGGGGAAGGGCTCGGGCACGCGCTCACCATCGGCACCGGCACGAACCACAACCAGTTCGTAGTCGGCACGAACCGTGAGTCCGCACACTGGACAGGGAACGCCGCCGACATCCCCGCCTCGGGCGACCAGCTCACCCGGCTCGGGCAGGAAGCCCTGATCGCAGCCGGGATGCCACGCAAGCAGGCGCTGAAGCAGCGGGGCGGCTTGTTCAACATCAACGGCTACCAGGTGATCTTCAACTCGCGGATCGGCGGCAACCACTACAACCATCTACACGTCGGGCTCCGGGGCTCGCGCGGCTAGCGTGGCTCCGGCTCGAACATCTTGCTCATATCGATCAGGCCGACGGGCTCGCCGATCCGATAGATGTTCGCGCACTGCCCGGTGATCATCCCGCAGAGCAGCAGCGTCGTCCCGAGCTTCATGTCCGTCTCGGGCGCGTCCCGGATGTTCAGGTACTGCTGGCAGAGAGCTTCAAGCTGCGCGAACTCCCACTCGTACCGCTCCATCCGCGCCTGGCTGATCACGGCTCCATCGCCCAGTCCGGCAGGCCGGAGAACTCCTCCTCGTTCTTCGGCATCGGCTTGTACAGCAGGCCTTCGTTGGTCAAGCGGAACTCGTAGGTGAGATCCCTGTGCGCGAGCAGACGTCCAACCTCGGGCGGCACGGTGATCGAGTACGACGACGGTTTCTTGCCACCCTGCTTGCGGATCTTGTAGTACACGGACCACTCCTTTCGCGCACACGTCGGGCTCCAAGGGTCCCGCGGCTAGAGCGGTTCCCATCCTCGCTGATAGGCGGCCGAGAACTCCTCGGCCGTGATCTCCTCGCAGGCTTGGAGCGGGTTCGTCCCGAGTTCACCGTCCGGGCAGGCGACACTGAACCATTCGCCCATCACCCGACCCCGTTCGAGCGCTCGTGCCTCCATGGGCCAATCCTCCGCGTATGTGGACCGGATCCGCCGCCCGTAGATGACCAGGTTCTCGAACAGGGGCGTGAAAATCACCGAGCCGTCTTCCGCCGTCTGCTTGAACGGAGCGCCTGTCGTATCCCAGCCATAGCGGAGGTAGATCGGCTCGACGCTGAACCACGGCTTCACGGGCGGCATCGGCAGTTCGCTCATGGCTTACTTTCGCGCCTCCTCCGAGACCCCTTTCACGGCCGCCTTCAGGGGCGGCCTCGCCTCCGCGTGCCTGGACAAAACCAGACTGCTCACCACCGTCAACATCCTGGACGTTGTACTGTCTGCAGTCCGTGGCGTTGCGCAACGCCTCGCCGCGGTAAGGGAGGGCGGAGTCGGGCTAGTCGATGATCCCACTCCGTCCTCCCTGTCGCCGCAGACTCGCCCGCGCCGCGGCCCGCGAAAGACCCGAAGATCCTGCCCTATATCGCGGGTAGCCCGTCACCGTAGTGGCGGGATCCTGCCCGAACCTCCTCCCGGAAGGATGAAATCCGTTCGCCGTTTCGCACGATTTTGATGTGGCGGCTGTGGCATCCTGCTCGCGGTCAGTCCGGTCCCCGCGGGGAGGGAACATCCTGTGTCGCGTTCGAAACGTGGTCGCCCTGCGGGCCGCGAACTTGACCCGCTTGAAGTCAAGCACCTG